GCTAACAGAAGAGAACCTACTATCCAGTAATGCAGGATAAGAGGGAGGAGAAACGTAAAGGGATTGTAATACCTTATACGCCCAGAGTATTACAAGCAAAGCTACACAATGAGTTAGCTAGATTTAATGTTGTAGTTTGTCACAGAAGATTTGGTAAGACTGTATTTGCTATTAATCAGATGATTAAGTCAGCTATACAAGACTTACAGTTAGGTAAGAAAGCACCAAGATATGCATACTTAGCACCGCTATTTAAGCAAGCTAAGACTGTAGCTTGGGATGAATTAAAGAGATTGTTGTATGATTTCCCAGATGTTAAGTTTAATGAAGCTGAGCTAAGGGCTGACTTTATGGGGGCTAGGATACAACTATATGGAGCTGATAATCCTGATACACTACGTGGTATCTATCTTGATGGTGTCATCTTAGATGAGTATGCACAGATGAATCCTAAGATGTACTCTGAGGTTATTCGTCCTGCACTATCAGATAGAAAGGGTTGGGGTATTTTTATTGGTACCCCTAAAGGTAAGAATGAATTTTATGATATTTATCATTCAGCCAAAGAAAAGAAGGGCTGGAAGAGATTCTTATTCAAAGCCAGTGATACTGGTATTCTGGATGATGAAGAGCTAGAGATGGCCCAGCAGGATATGGCTGAGACAGAGTATGCTCAAGAGTATGAGTGTAGTTGGTCAGCGGCTCTAAGAGGTGCTTATTATGCCAGGGAGTTGGAACTTGCCTATGATGAGGAGCGTATTGGTAAGGTACCATATGACCCCTCTAAGCAGGTAGTAACAGCCTGGGACTTAGGTGTATCTGACAGTACCTCCATATGGTTTGCTCAGTATGATGGTAAGGCTATTAATTTGATAGATTACTATGAGAACTCTGGTGAGGGACTGCCTCATTATATTGATGTCTTAAATCAGAAGGGCTATAATTATGGTGCACATATAGCACCACACGATATTGTAGTCAGAGAATTCAGTACAGGCAAGAGTCGTAAAGATTTAGCTTTCTCTTTAGGTATTGACTTTCAAGTTGCACCTAAGTTAAAGGTAATGGATGGTATTGATACTGTACGTACTACATTAAACAAGTGTTGGTTTGATGAGGATAAATGTAAAAAGGGTTTAGATGCCCTTTTGCAGTACCGTAGCTCTTATGATGATAAGAAGAAGATATGGAGTCAGAAGCCAGTACACGACTGGACTTCACACGCCAGTGATAGCTTCAGATACTTATGTAATACAGAGGTAGTGTTCACAGGTAACGACAGTATATGGGGAAAGGAATTACCAAAGCAAGATTTTAGTTGGGTAATATAACGAACGGGAGTGAGTAGGGATGAATCCAAGATGGCTAGAGAATAAAATTATTGAGATGTCTGAGGACATTAAAGAATTAAAAGAATTACTGAAGGTTGCAGCACAGACTGTACCTAAAACAAAAGGTAAATAATTTATGAGTAAGAGGATGACTAAGAGAGAACTAGCAGCATACGTAGAGCAAGAGATTCAAGGGTCTCTTGGCTACGGTGATGGTAAGTTAACACAACAGCGTACCGATGCTATGGACCGTTACTACGGTAAGAAGTATGGTAATGAGCAAGAGGGTCGTTCTCAGATTGTAACACGTGATGTTGCTGATGTAATTGAATGGATTATGCCAAGCTTGATGAAGATATTCACAGGCGGGGATAAGGTAGTACAGTTTGAACCACAAGGTCCTGAGGATGTAGAGGCTGCTAAGCAAGCTACTGACTATACGAACCACGTTATAATGAAACAGAACCCAGGGTTCAATATTATCTACAGTTGGTTTAAGGATGCTCTATTACAAAAGAATGGTATTGTCAAACATTATTGGGATGATACCACAGAGATTACTAGAGAGGAATATAAGAACCTCACTGAGGAAGAATTCACATCTCTATTGATGGATGATACTGTAGAGGTAGTTGAGCATACAGCCAACGGAGAACTATCAGAAGAAGATATGATGGTAGGGATGCAGCAGCAACCTCTACTGCACGATGTAGTAATCAAAAGAACAAACGAGAGTGGTCAGGTAAGAATTGAACCTGTGCCGCCTGAAGAATTTTTAATTAATAAATATGCTAAAAGTGTTGAAGATGCACGCTTTGTTGGTCATAGAGTTAAGAGAACTAAGAGTGATTTAATTGCTCAAGGCTATCCTAAGGCTAAGATTGAGAGAGCATTCTCTGCAGAAGAAGCTGAATATAAGTCTGAACGTCTAGCACGCTTTGACTTTGATGGTGACTCTACTTATGGTGGTGATGTGGATGAGGGTATTTGGGTAACTGAATGCTATATACACGTAGACTTTGATAATGATGGTATTGACGAATTAAGAAAAGTAACGAAGGTTGGAGATGAGATTTTAGATAATGAGGCAGTGGACAGTGTTCCCTTCTCCTCCCTTACACCTGTACCAATGCCTCATAAGTTCTACGGTCTGAGTATTTATGACTTAATCTCTGACCTTCAACTAATTAAGACTACCTTAATGCGTAACTTGTTGGACAATATGTACCTAACAAATAATGGGCGTTATGAAGTAGTCGAGGGTCAAGTTAATTTAGATGACCTAATGACAAGCAGACCTGGTGGTATTGTACGAGTACGTACTCCAGGTGCTGTAAGTCCACTGGCTACGCCACAGTTAGACCAGAACTCTTTCAATATGCTGGGCTATCTTGATAGTATCAGAGAAGAAAGAACTGGTGTTAACAAGAACAGTATGGGTATTGGAGATGGTGGCTTAAAGTCACACCAAACCGCTACTGGCGTAGCTCAAGTTATGACAGCTGCTCAACAGAAGATTGAACTTATTGCACGTGTATTCGCAGAGACAGGAATGAAGGACCTCGCCACTAGTGTGTACCAATTAGTGCAGAAGTATGAATCTCCTGAGAAGATTGTCAGACTAAATAATAAGTGGGTTACTCTATACCCTGCTGATTGGAAAGAGAAACTAGACTGTACTGCACAGGTAGGTCTAGGCTTCGGCAACAAGGATATGAACCTGCTTCATTTGGGCCAACTATCACAGACTATTCAAATGGTTGCTGGTCATCCTGCTGCTGGTATGATGATTAAGCCTAAGAATGTATATAATCTTATTGCAGAACAAATCAGAGCTATGGGTATGAAGAATGTAGATGACTTCATCACAGACCCTGGTGAGGGTGATTTACCTCAGCAAGGTCCTGGTCCAGAAGAACAAGCTAAGCAAGCAGAGATGCAACTTAAGGCTGAAGAACTAAAGCTGAAGTTACAGAAGATGCAAACAGAATCAGCTCTTAAACAGAAAGAGATGGAACTGGAGGCACAGCTAGCTCAACAAGAGTTGGCACTTAAGGCAGAAGAAGCTCAAGTGAATATGCAAATCAAAGCACAGGAACTAGAGATTAAGAAGGCAGACCTAGCTCTTAAACAACAAGAGTTAATCTTAGAGAGGGAACAAGGAAGACCAGTTGCTATTGGTCCAACATAAGGAGTATAATGGGAAACAAGGGAAAGGAGAAACAGAGAGGTCAGGATGCTGAGAGATTAGTTAATGACCCCTTATACAAGGAGGCTTTTGTCACAACGAAAGAGCTGTTGATTGAGATGCTTTTACAGACTGCAATTAGCGAAGAAACGGAGAGAGATAGAATTTACATTACCATCAAGAGTTTAGAGTTGATTGACCAACATATCAAGTCTGTACTCGAGACAGGTAAGCTGGCTGAAGGACAGCACAGTGAGTTCTACGAAGATACAAACAACTATTAAAAATAAGGGAGAAACCAAATGGATTCAGAAACGAACAACCAAATGGAAGTAGCGTTCGAAAGAGCACAAGAAGGTTCTGCTGAAGAAGCAGCAAACAATATCCTAGGATTGTGGGAATCATCTAATGACCAACCTACAGACGAGGTAACAGATACTACTGCAGAAGACGAGGCAGTAGTTGATGAAGGTGATACGCAAGTTGAACCAGGGGAAGATGAAGTCGAAGGTGAGACTGACTCTGCGGAAGCAGAAGAATCAGACGAGCCAGTAGAGATAGATGAAGAAGGCGGAGAGGAACTAGAGGAAGAAGACACTGAGGCTACTGAAGACCCAAGCTACTTGATTAAGGTAGATGGTGAAGAGTACGAAGTTAACCTAGAGGAACTTAAAGCTGGATATCAAAGACAATCTGACTATACTCGTAAGTCTCAAGCACTGGCAGAAGGACGTAAAGAGAATGAAGCAATTCAATCTGAACGTATTAAACTAGAGCAAGAGAGACAAATGTACGCTAACGGTTTGCAAATGTTAAAAGAACAACAGCAATCCAAACTTCAAGAGTTTAAGAGTGTGGACTGGGAAACCTTAAAAGAGGAAGACCCATATGCATATATGCTTAAGAAGGACGAGTACCGAGATGCACAGGACAAAGCAAGGAATGCCGTACAACAACAACGGATTGTACAGCAACAACAATCACAACAAGAGTCACAGGCTAGAGCAGCATTTGTTCAAGGTCAATACTCCCAACTGATTGAGGCTTTACCTGAGTGGAATGATGATAAGTCTACCGTTAAGGAAGACATTAGAAAATTTGCCTTATCAGCAGGATACGCACCAGAAGAGGTTGACCAACTAGCAGACCACCGTAGTGTTCTTATTCTTAAGAAAGCTATGGAGTTTGATAAGTTAACCAAGAAGGTAGCCCCTAAGAAGAAGGCAATTAAGAAAGTTCCAAAGGTACAGAAGTCTGGTAGAGGTAAGGTTAAGTCTGAATCTGCTAATGATTTGTCAAACAAGAAGCGTACTAGGTTAAGGAAGTCAGGCACTCAAGAAGATGCCGCTTCCATATTTTATGATATGTTATGACAAGGGTTATAACTACAATATAAGGAAATACTATGGCTACTAATTTTAGTACATATGACGCACAAGCAATCCGTGAGGATTTATCAGATGTAATTTACGACATCTCACCAACAGATACTCCATTCCTATCGGGTATCGCTAAGAAAGGTTCTGCAGCAAACACTTACTTTGAGTGGCAGACTGATGCTCTAACAGCAGCTTCTGGCTCTAACAAGCACGTGGAAGGAGCAGCAGTAGGTGCAGCATCAACTTCAGCTACTACACGTTTAGGTAACTACACACAAATCGCTAAGAAGGTTGTTGAAGTTACTGGTACGCAAGACAAGGTTAACAACGCAGGTAAGAAGTCTGAGATGGCATACCAGTTAGCTAAGGCTAGTAAGGAAATCAAACGTGATATGGAAACGTCTCTGTTGGCTGATAACGCAGCTGCAGCAGGTTCTGCTTCTGTGGCACGTACTACTCGTGGTGCTGCTAACTTTATCACTACTAACGTAACAGATGCAGGTACTTCAGGTACTCACGCTGCTATGGTAGAAGCTGACGTTACTGCAGTTGCAGAAGACATCTGGACAGCAGGTGGTGAAGCATCAACTATCCTATTGGGTGCAACTAATAGAAAGTTAATCACTGCTATGTCAGGTCGTGCAGACCAAACTCAGTCAGTTGTTGATGACAACAAGACTGTGTACAACGCAGTAGATGTATATGTTTCTGACTTCGGTACGTTCAACATTCAGTTGGACCGTTACTGTGACCAGGACGTTGTATACTTCCTACAGAACGATATGTGGTCTGTTGACTTCTTACGTGACTTCCAAACAGTAGACATCGCTAAAGAAGGTGACTCTGATAAGAAGATGCTATTGGTTGAATACGGCTTACGCTGTGGCAACGAAGCAGCTAACGGTAAGATTAGATACACCACAGGTTAAGAGCTAGTTTAAATCTGCCCCTCGGCTAACGCTTGGGGGTTTTCTTAAACTAATTAAGGGACAGTTATGGCATTACAAAATAAAATTATTGAGAACTTAGATGGGTCGATGACCAGTGTATCTTTTCAAGATAATAATGAAATTAAAGATATTGTTGAGTTAAACACCAAGGAGAAGTTTGAAGGGGCACGTAGCGGACGTGCACAGTACCGAGGTGATTCAACGATGGGACACCACGTAGCTCGCATACCTATGTTAGCAGTGGAGCAGATGATGAGGGATGGTATCTGGGGCAACCAAGAGAGAATGAAAGAATGGTTGAATGACCCAATTAATGAACCATTCAGAACAACTAAAGGAAAACTTTAAATGGCACTAAGCACATATACAGAACTCAAGACAGCAATTGCAGATTGGTTAGATAGAGGAGACCTCACTGCTAATATACCTGACTTCATTACATTAGCGGAAGCCAGGGTCAATAGAGAGTTACGTATTAGACCACAAGAGGTACGCTCTACTATGACTACCACTGCAGGTAATAGATACCACGCACTTCCTGGTGGATACCTCAGTATGCGTAACATTCAAATTAATAATGACCCTACAGTACCATTAGAGTTTATATCTCTTGAGATGCTGGATAGGTTATATGGCTCAAATACCTCAGGTGTGCCTTCAGCTTATTCTATCGTTGGAGATGAATTTCAATTAGCACCTATTCCAGACTCGGCATATGAGGTAGAGGTTGCATACTATAAGAAGTTTGATTCTCTAGGGGATGGTACTGGTGGTACTGTCACTAGTAATTGGCTTACAGCAAATGCACCTGATGTGTTACTATATGCTGCACTACTTGAGGCTGAGCCCTTCCTAAAGAATGATGAAAGACTTCAGGTGTGGCTCGGTGCATATAAAAATGCAGTTGAGAGTTTACAGAAAGCAGACAGTGCAGATAGACATTCAGGCTCAACAATGAGGGTACGTAACATCTACTCAGGTGTTGAAGGTTAATGCAAAGTACCTGGGCAGCCAGTTCAGAAACTTGGGGCACAGCACACGTATGGGCTAATGATACCTATAGTCACAGCATAATAGCCAATAGTAGCTTAGGCACATCAGATGTTGCTAATGTTACTATGCCAGTTAGTGCTGATATTACACAGATATTATTGTCAGAGTTACACGATGAAGACAGGGTTAGTTTACTGAATGGCACGTTAGCTTCAGCACTAGGACTTACTACAAGTTGTGTGCTTGTGTTACCTGTATCAGGTAGTATGAGTATAACAACTGCAGGGACAGGTTCTTCAGTTATGTTAGCTACAGGTTTAGCTACACTATCTAGTGGTCACACAACTACCAGCAATAACAATACAGTTTACCCAGCAACAGCAACGTTCTCTTCAGTCTTAGAGAATGTAAATGATGAAGATAAAGTTACATTAATTAACACTGCATTAGAAGCAACTTATGGTATAATATCAGTATCAGTTTTGAAAGCAGTTGGTAATGCCACACTGCCTATTAGCACTGGTGTTGTTAACAATATCAATTATCCAGAATCATTAACTATACAGGCTTCAGTGTCTACCTCTTCAGCATCCAGCTTCTTATGGAACTCAGAGACAGAAAGTACAGATGCTTGGACAGCAATAACAGAAGAGACAACAGACTGGACAGAACAAACAGAGGATGATACAACGTGGACATAAATAATAACACTAATTTAATAGCAATAGGAAGTAATAAAATGAATAACAATACAACAGCAGACTTATCATTAACTAACATCTGGACAGTAACTTGTTTAGATGCAGATGGCAACACTAAGTGGTCAGAGACAAAGAAGAACTTAATTACTACTGAAGGTCTTAACCACATCTTAGATACACAGTTCCACGCAGGCACAGCAGTTACTACTTGGTACAT